GTTATTGGGTTATCAGGCACGCCATTTGCGCCATTTTTGGGTAATTACTATCAGTGCCTGATTAAGCCAACAACCATCAAAGAGCTGATAGCACGCGGTGATCTCAGTCAATACGAATTCTACGCACCAACCCAGCCTGATTTGAAAGACGTCAAGACGACTTCCAATAGCGAGTACGGCAAAGACTATAGCGAGTCACAACTTGCGGAAATTATGGGTAACACAACTCTGGTGGGGGATGTTGTCCGTAACTGGCTGGAGAATGGGCAGGATCTGCCGACTATCTGTTTTTGTGTCAACGTGGCACATGCCAACTTTGTCACCATCGAATTTAATCAAGCGGGGGTGAATGCCGAGGTGATGACGGCAGACACTCCGCACGAAGAACGGCAGCTCATTATTCATCGATTTGAGCAAGGCGCGACCAAAATCATTGTGAATGTCGGCGTGTTAGTCGCCGGGTTTGACAGTGACGTGCGGTGCATCATTTATGCCCGTCCCACGAAATCCGAGATCCGCTGGTTGCAAACTATTGGGCGGGGATTACGTACCGCACCCGGTAAAGACGCTTGTCTTGTCTTTGACCACAGCGGTTCGGTTCATCGGCTGGGTTATCCCGATGACATCGAATATGACGAGTTACCGGGTAAAAGCAACGGCATGAATGACAGTTCACACCGTGCTGACAGCGACAAGACCGAAAAACTCCCGAAGGAATGCCCCAGTTGCCACTTTATGAAGCCCGCAGGTGTTTATGTTTGTCCCAAATGTGGATTTAAGCCCTTAAGCGGTGAAGATGTTGAAGTGGACCGTTCGCGTGGACTGAAAAAGCTCAGCGGCAAGGACCATACTTACAGTAAGAAAGAAAAACAGGGCTGGTGGTCACAAATCAAATATTACCAACGTCAGCGCGCTAACCAAGGCAAGCCCGTTAGTGATGGCTGGTGTGCTCACACATTTAAAAGCAAGTTCAGCGAGTGGCCGAACGGCTTAGATGATTACCCAGTCGAATTGACCCCGGAAGTTCACAATTTCATCAAATGGAAACTGATTGCTTATGCAAAAAGCCAGGAGAAAAAGCAACTCAGTTCAGCCACGCAGGGAGATAGCTTATGAAAACAACGGATGCGGTAATTGGACAGTGGTCGAAAGTTTTTGAGTATTACGGCCTCCCTCCTGTTACTGGGAAAAAACATTACAAAGACAAGTGTCCTATTTGCGGTCAGAAGGGAAAATATCGCTGTGATGATAAAGACGGTCGGGGAACATTCATTTGTGTCTGCAACATTGGTGACGGTTGGAAATTACTTGCACTGACTCAGAAGAAAGACTTTAAAACTCAGGCGAAAGAAGTTGATGAAATTATTGGCAATACGTATGCACATCAGTCTGATGTCGTTCAATCTCCTGCCAATAAAGATGACCGGTCATCATTTCGTGACAAGGTGATTAGGAAGTATGCCACGTTGGTGAATCTGCGCGGAACGTCAGCCGAAAGCTATTTACGCAACCGGGGAATTAATTGTTTACCCGCGGAGCAGATCCGGTATTGCCATCATCAGCCTGTGGAAATGAAAGCTTTTCAGGCTATGTATTCTCTGGCGACGGATGATAAAGGTGCGCTTTGTTACCTGCACAGGACGCTATTAGAGGGTGATAAAAAAGCCAATATGGATATCGTAAAAAAGACGTATTCCCTACAGTCTGATGATTATTTAAAGCACACAGGATCTGTTGCCATCCGCATGTTTCCCGTTTCATCAACGTTGGGGATCACTGAAGGCATAGAAACCGCTCTCTCATGCAAACAGATATACGGTTGCAACACCTGGTCGGTGATGAATGCCGGGTTTATGGAAAAATTCCGGGTACCGAGAGGGGTTAAGCACTTAATTATTTTCGCTGATATGGACCTGTATTCAGCAACCGGCCACGCGGCCGCGTTTGAGTGTGCCAGGGGTAATCTCGTTGCCAAAAACGATTTAGAAACGGTCAGTATTCGCTGGCCCGATCACGGTGATTTCAATGACGTACTTGTTAACGGTGATGAAGTGCGTGAACTGGTTTTTAAGCGGTGGAAAGAATAATGAAACACACACGTATTTACGCTGATCCACCGTGGACTTACCGCGACAAAGCTGTAAGCGGTCAGCGCGGGGCGGGATTTAAATATTCAACTCTGTCGGTGACTGATATTTGTCAGCATGTGACAGCGCTGCGCGGCAAGCACAGCGAAAAGCCGCCAATTATTCGCGATCTATTCGTCAAGCTGGTGGGTGATGAATGTGAATGTTCAATAGCTATTTTACACAGCCAGGCAGTAAAAAAAGAATACGTTACGGGGTGGAATAATGCCGCAAGTTAAAACTGTTTTGACAACAAGTATTGATGAAGAGCCACCAACCAGCTTTATGCTCAAACCCAAGTTGCAGCGTTGGCAGAATGTGAAGTGGTTACGATGGGTGAAGTCTCAGCCGTGTATGTGCTGTGAACGTCCAGCAGATGATCCTCATCATATTATTGGTCACGGACAATCCGGCATTGGCACAAAAGCCCATGACTTATTCACTATCCCGCTATGTCGGGAGTGTCATAACGAGTTACATCGGGACCCTAAAATCTGGGAACAAAAATACGGTAGTCAGATCGTACTGTTATTTCGGTTTTTAGACCGGTCATTAGGCATTGGGGCGATAGCGTAATTGAGTTTAGCGGGGTAAATAAGGATGAGAGATATTCAGTTGGTGTTGGAGCGTTGGGGCGGCTGGGCAGCCAGTGAAAATAGTGGTGTGAACTACTCCCCGGTTGCAGCGGGTTTTAAGGGGTTACTGCCTGCATCATCTAAAACACGACTTTCCTGTTGTGATGGCGACGGGCTTATTATTGATACCGCAGTTGGTAAGCTTAAAAAAGTTGGCAGGGATGACGAATATAAACTAATAAAGAAACATTATAAAGAGGGTCTATCAAAGTCAGCGATAGCCAGAAAAGAGAAATGTTCAGAGGGGAAAATACGTCAAAAGCTAATGATTGCGGAAACCTTTATCGATGCCTGTTTAATCATGTCAGACGCAAAATTAGAAATGGATGAGTGGACCCATAAATAATTAATTAAAATACTTTTCGTTACGAATTTTATTCGCTAGTGTAATAAGAGTGATAGCTATGTCACGCAGCTTATCGAATTAAGGCCCGCCCCTGAGCGGGTTTTTAGGCATCTATTCCCCATAACTCCCTCACTGATAATATAAACAAAAATGTTTATATTTCTCTTGCGGGTATAAGCAAAAATGTTTATGCTTGTTTTCAGGTTAAACAACAGGAGAGGAGGTAGTGAAGCAAAGCGAATTTCGGCGGTGGCTTAGAGCTCAGGGAGCGGAATTTAAAGATGGGAGCAATCATCTAAAAATCTTCCTGAATGGCAAGCAAACAACAATGCCGAGGCATCCCAGTAAAGAGATCCCCGAACCCTTGCGGAAATTGATACTGAAACAACTTGGCATTAAATAATAAAACTGGCTCAGAAATGGGCCAGTTATTCGCCGCGCTTCACTAAATACACTATGCGGTATCCGGTGAAATTTGAGCATGATGAAACGGGATGGGCGGTCATGTTTCCCGATATTCCCGAAGCGTTGACTGGGGGTGAAACAAGAGAAGAAGCGCTAGAAATGGCGCAAGATGCTCTTGTCACTGCGTTTGATTTTTATTTTGATGATCAACGTGAAGTGCCAATGCCTTCATCAGAAGGTGAGGCATTTGTTGATGTTCCGGCAAGTGTTGCAGCTAAGGTGTTGTTGTTAAATACCATGCTGCAAACAAAAACAAGTAATGCAGAGTTGGCGAGGAAACTGGGCACACGCCCGCAAGATGTCCAGCGTATAGTCTCATTGCGCCACAGCACGAAGATTGACACTGTAGAAAGCGCATTAAATGTCCTTGGTAAGAGATTGGATCTCGCTATTAATTGACCATTATTTCAGATCATATACGTTCAAGGGCTACGCATTGCGTGGCCTTTTTCTTATTCTACTAGTTGGTATAAGCAAGTTATCTTAGCTTTAAGAATTTCTTTATATCTTTTATTACCGAAATTGCAGCGGAAAATAACTTTTCATGTTCGTTCTCGCGTGAGTGGTCGTTTCTCAATGGGGTAATTGCTGAATGATAATTATCAATCAGTCTCTCAAATTTTCTTTTATCGCATTTTGAGAGTCGCCTCATGAGTTGTTGTATTTTTTGGTTGGGTAATACATGGGCTGAGGTGAATGAGCGTAGCTCTAACCATCTTAACATAATGTCAAAGCTTTCAATGATTGGTTCAGCAAGGGCATTAAACTCTTTTCGCTTATCACGCCCAATGGCTTGCTTGTTACCGACGTAAAGACCGGCAATAAATGTAATAACGCTTATCGCGGGGGAATAATGTTTCAAGATTTCTATCACTTCATTCATGAGTACTGGTGGCTCCTTATGCCTGTTTCTTCTTTTATATTTGGTTGGTTGTGCGGAGGAGGAACGGGGTGGCCTCCATTAACGTGGCGTTAATCATATCCAATGGTTTTACTGTCGCCTAGAAACATTCCCGGCTGCGATTCTTCGCGGCCTTTTTCTTTTCACGCCCGTACTCGCGGGGATCAATCTCCCCGCAGGGGGTGGAATATGAGACTCATGGACAAGCAACCAGACATCTGGATGCAGCTATGGTTATGGCTGCTGTCAGTCAAAGAGCAAGGTATAGGTGCGGCCTTAGCCGGTTTAATGGCTTATCTCAGGGGTAGATATAACGGGGGTAAGTTCTGGAAGACGATCATTGACGCAATGATGTGTGCACTTATTGCATGGTTCATTCGTGACTTACTCGTCTTCTTAAATATGAGCACGGATTTAGCTTACATCGGCAGCGTCATTATTGGTTATCTCGGTACCGACTTTTTCGGTCAGTTGATGCGTGGAACTTTGAATCGTAAAGCGGGGGTATCAGATGCAAATCAGTGAACATGGTTTGGCGAAACTCAAAGGTTATGAGGGTTGCAGTCTAACTGCGTACCTTTGCCCTGCAAGAGTTTGGACCATCGGCTACGGCCACACTCACGGAGTAAAGCCCGGTGATGCAATCACAGAGCAACAAGCAGAGCAGTTCTTACTCGAAGACTTAGCACCGGTTTACATCACAATTGAACATAACGTCAAAGTAAAACTGACGCAGGGCCAGTTCGATGCACTGTGTTCATTTATCTTCAACTGCGGCGCTGGTGCTTTCGTCCGTTCTACGCTGCTTAAGAAGCTCAATGCTGGTGACGACAAAGGCGCAGCCAATGAGTTTATGAGATGGAACATAGCTGGTGGGCGTGTATTGCCGGGCTTGGACGCTCGCAGGGCATCGGAAAAAACGATGTTTTTATCATGAAATTCAACTCTCAGTATTACACGCTCATTGCGCTGATTATTGTCTCACTGACAGCATATTACTATCACTCTGAGTTACAGAGAGAGCAACGTGTTACAAAGCAACAGCAAGAAGACATTCAGCAACTCACAGACACTATCAACTATCAGAACTCTCACATCACCATGCTAAACGAATTGGATGATAAACATACAAAGGAACTTGCTCATGCCAAATCTAAGATCACTCAGCTTAGCGATGATTTGCGCACTAACATTAAGCGCGTGTATGTCAAAGCCCAGTGTCCAGTGCGTGAAACCCCTTCCCCCTCCGGCGTGGATGGTTCAGGATCCGCCCGACTGGAGAAAGACGCTGAACAAGATTATGTACGTCTCCTCGGAGAACTTGAAACCCTTGAAGCCCAATACGTTGGACTGAGGGATTATGTTAATACTGAATGTGGGAGAAAGGAGTGATGAAAGGCGAACTCAATTTACCGTGTGAATGCGGCGGAACGGCGTTGTTATGTTGGAGTCTATGGGGTGATAAGTATTCATATCGTCATAAGTGCGTGAGATGTCAGAATGAGTCTACTGACTATGATACGCCAGAGGAATCTGCGGCAGCATGGATGAAAAGGATGTCAGAAGCAATAGAGAACCATTTCAAAATTCAGTAACAGCCCCAGTCAATCTGGGGTTTTTTGTATCCGAATGTCACCGCGCACCGCAGCGCAAAATCCACACCGAACCGTTTAGAAATGAGCCTTTGAGGTACCAGTATAGCTGGCGAGCTTCGGTGGCTGGTTTCCTATGCGGCAAAGGCTTATCTCTAAAGGTATACGCAATGAAAAATCTCATTAAGAAGGTAAAAGGTATTCCGGTTGTTACCACTGATGTTATCGAGGTCCTCAGTTTGGGCTGTTACTCAGCGATTATTTTCGCTCAGTACCAATCAGTCCGATTTTTATCTAATTACACGAATGGAGAGCTACAGACATGAGCCCTCAGGAATTCATTGAGAAGAACGTACAAGCCGAGTTAGTTAAGCTCGGCTTTTCTTCATCTATAGCATGTATAGCAAGTGACAAAGCGGTAGATCACTATCGAAGAGCTTCATCAGCAAGCAGAAAGGGCAAGATGTACGATGACTGCTTGCATATTGCTAAAGCGTGGGCGAGTAAATATTCAACAGAGAAACAAAAAGTAAGGACGTAAGAAAGGTTTGAAACTCAATGTTAATGAGCTTCTGAATAGTCAGAGGCTTTTTTACTATCAGAAACAGGAAAAATCAAATGTTTAGATATAGTATCAATCAAGCGGTCAAAATCAATATCAGTGGTGAAATGGGGTATATCAAAGGCCGCGCTGAATATAGAAACCATATCAGCAGCTATTTGCTCGTCTACAAGACCTATGATTTTCGAGCCGCCGAAGCCTGGTTTGATGAAGATGATATTTCATCAGTAGATGAAGAATAACTAATTCAGAGCATTCTACTGACAGAGTGCTCGATAGTAGTTATTTAGCTATGGGCGCCCAGCGAGCGGATACCGACTTTTTAGCATAAAGTTCTAATTACAACTGTTTTCAGCTTGGAAACAATTCAGCGCCGGTTATCGCCGTCTGCTTGTATTAACCATGACATAGCTTCCTTTTCTATCGAGTGTACGAGCAGAGTCAAAAATAACCCATACCCCCGGATGCGGGCATATATCAGTAACATCAACTGTAGGTAGGCGAAGCGATGTGACAGCCGGAGAGACGGCTCATTAATATTAAAGTGAGGATTATGTGAATACTGAATGCGGGAGAGTGAAATGAATAAAGTGAGTAACAATAACAACGGAAAAATAATTGAGTTACGGGTCAATGGTGCTCCTTTGTGTTACTTGAATACAAAGTCTGCAATATCAATTGATTACCTGTTTTTTCTTAAATCGGTAGTAGAGGCCTTATCGCTTGATAGTGCCTCACTGGAACATGAAGCTAATTTGGTTGGAAAAACCACAATCCATAAGCATGTAGCATTTGCAGCAATCAAAGATCCCAAAGCTCTTTGATAAAAGAATCAACACGAATTGTATCGCTACCTTTAGAGGCTTTTAAATAAAAATTAACCACATTATCAGGTAAATGAGTGTTCCATTGACTGAATGAGTGGCGCGGAAAATATTCCCTAAAAATAGATTCAACCGCATTTTCTCCGGTACCAAGATTAGGGATCATGCGACACTGTAACAGGCATTTAGCAATTAATGTAGATTTCAACATATTTGTTCATCTGTTGGTTGTAGGGACTAACAAGGATACCACTTCACCTGATGTTTTCTAAGCCGGCTCATATTGAAGTAATCATTTCAAATAGTGGCCCCGACAATAATTCATATCGAGAAATAAACATGAAAGATAAACTATCAGAGTGGTAATGATATGCCAGCCAGAATCCCCAGAGCCTGCCGTAAACGTGGTTGTTCATACACAACAACAGACAGGAGCGGCTATTGTACTGCCCATCAGAATGCAGGGTGGGAGAATCACCAACGCGGTAAGACTAGGCACGAACGCGGCTACGGTAGCCGATGGGATGCCATACGCCCCCGCATATTAAAGCGTGACAAGAACCTGTGTCAGGATTGCTTACTTAATGGCAGAGCTGTTACTGCGACTACGGTTGACCACATTATTCCCAAGGCGCATGGCGGTACCGATGATGACAGTAATCTGCAATCACTGTGTTGGCCTTGTCACAGACGTAAGACAGCAACGGAGAGAACACGATGACAGAGAAACAAGTGAAGCTATCACGATTGTTCAAAGATGGCACATTTAAGGGCCATGCTTTGAGTGTTGATGGTATGTTGTTATCAAACCAGAAACAAACAGTAGTTGAGACCAACGCTGGAGACCCTCACCCCGCTCTGAGTGTAGGATTCACCGTCACAGATGAACGCACCTGATATTCACATCTAATTTCAAATGAAAATCATTTCTCGTGAAACTACTTCGCAGGGGGAGGGGCGGGTCAAATCCCTCCCCCTCTCGCCTTATGGGACCGCCTCCTCAGCTCGATTTTTACGCGGGCGAAATAAGGAATTTTTTTTCGATAATTTTTAACATCTGGAGAGGGTGAAATGGCAACCGGTATCCGGGCGTCGGGCGGTGGTCGCAAACAAAATTTACCGGCAAAAAATAAAAGCAGCATTACGCGGATCGCGCCACCCGATGAGTTGATGAGCGACACGGCAATACGTTTATGGAAAACCCAAAGCAAAATCTTAATTGAGCGGGGCACATTTGAACTTGAGGATGCTCCGCTGTTAGTTGCGTATTGCAATGCTTTTCATTTGATGATTGTGGCCGAAAAAGTCATTACTGATCACGCTCTGCGCGATATGGAAAGTGGCGGTATAACAGAGATGGGCGGCTCAGGTGGGCTAAAAAAACATCCCGCCGTGGCAGTACGCAATGATTGTGTTTCTCAGCTTGCCAGACTGGGCTCTTTACTTGGCCTTGATCCATTGAGTCGAATGAGAATGACCGGCCCCGCTGACACCGATGATAATGGAAATGAATTCGATGAGTTTTAATCATGGCTACCTACCCGAATGTCAACGCGGCAAACCAGTATGCGCGGGATGTAGTCAATGGCAAGATCCCGGCCTGCCGGTATACACGCCTTTCCTGTCAGCGCCATTTAAATGATCTAGAACGGTCAAAAGATAAATCCTGGCCGTACAAATTTGATAAAGATAAAGCTGAACGGTCTTGCCGTTTTAGCCAGCTTATGCCCCACACCAAGGGCGAATGGGCGCGTAAAAAATTAAAAATCACCCTGGAACCCTGGCAACGGTTTATTTTTTGCGTGGGCTTCGGGTGGGTAAATAAAAAAACCGGGTGGCGTCGCTTCACTGAAATTTATGTCGAAGTGCCACGTAAAAATGGGAAATCATTAATTGCCGCGTGTGTGGGTAATTACATGTTTTGCGCCGATGGGGAATATGCCGCCGAAGTTTTTTGCGGCGCGACAACCGAGAAACAAGCCTGGAAAGTATTTGAACCCGCGTTAATGATGGTTAAAAAACTGCCAGCATTACGCAAGAAGTTCCAAATTAAACCGTGGGCGGAGAAGATGACCCGGCCTGACGGCTCTGTTTTTGCGCCCATTATCGGCGATCCGGGGGATGGTGATTCACCTTCCTGCGCCATTATTGACGAATATCACGAACATGCCACGGATGCGTTGTATACAACAATGACAACGGGCATGGGCGCACGTGAACAACCGTTGACCTTGATCATTACAACGGCAGGGTTTGATATTCAGTCACCGTGTTATGAGAAGCGCACACAGATCGTTGAAATTCTGGAGGGTATCCGTACCGGGGATGAGAACGATCATATCTTCGGCATTATTTATACCCTTGACGCGGAAGATGACTGGACAAAGCCAGAGGCATTGGCAAAAGCCAACCCTAACATAGGGATCTCCATTAAACCCGATTTCCTGCGAGCTAAGCAGCAACTAGGGATTTCCACCCCCAGCCAGACCAATAAGATTAAGACCAAACATTTTAATCTGTGGGTCACCGCGAAATCGGCGTTCTTCAATATGGAGAAATGGAAAGCGGCGGAAGATAAGAGTCTGCGATTAGAGGACTTTTACGGTGAAGAAGGCTATTGCGGTATAGACCTGGCTGCAAAACTGGATTTGAACTGTGTCTGTTTATTGTTTACACGTGAGATTGCTGGGAAAACGCATTATTATTGTGTCTCGCCGCACTTTTGGGCACCCGAAGATACCATTAACTCTACAGATTCAGATAAACGCCGAACAGCAGAGCGCTATCAGAATTTTGTTAACCAACAAAAACTCATCCCTACTGATGGGGCCGAGGTGGATTACCGCCTGATTTTTGAAACCATTAAGGGCCTGCGAGAGCAGATTAAAATTATTTCCTGCCCGATTGATCCGGACGGCGCGACCAGCTTGTCTCACCAATTGGCTGATGAAGGGTTAAACCCGATCACGATAATTCAGAATTACACTAATATGAGCGCCCCCATGAAAGAACTTGAAGCCGCCCTGGCTGCTGGACGTTTTCATCATGATGGGAACCCGATTATGACATGGTGTATTCAGAATGTGGTGGGGAAATACGTACCGGGGAGTGATGACATTGTACGCCCCACCAAAGAAGGGATTGAAAATAAAATTGATGGAGCTGTTTCACTCATTATGTCTATTGGCCGCGCTATGTTGAATGATAACGAAGAAAACCTCTCTGATGTTTTAGCTAAACGCGGTCTTCGCTCTCTCTAAGGAATTCCATGAAAACACTGATAATTACTGCCCTGCTGGTAGGGATCGCAGGCGGTGGCCTATTGTCTTACGGGTCGTGGCTACTGCTACCGGCTGCGGGGTTTATAGTCGCCGGTGCACTCTGCCTTGTCTGGTCTTATCTGGTTTCTCGCATGATGGGGCAGACTGAAAAACCGGATAAGGGGGCCTAATGTTCTTTCCGGGATTATTTCGAAAATCAGCCCAGTCAATGACCTCGCATGAATTGAGCGAATTGATTGGGCTTTCTTATGACACTTATGTTGGTAAGAAAGTGAGCCCTCAACTCGCCATGCAACTGACAGCAGTCTTTAGTTGTGTTCGTGTGCTGGCGGAATCGGTGGGGATGTTGCCGTGTTCTTTGTATCAGCAACTTGAACGAGGGGGCACCAGGGCGATAAAGGAAAAACTGCATATTCTGATATCAGCCAAGCCCAACGGTTACATGACACCCCAGGAGTTCTGGGAGTTGCTCATGGGTTGTTTGTGCCTGCGCGGTAATTTTTATGCTTATAAAGTCAAGGTCTTTGGCGAGGTTTCCGAACTGTTGCCCCTCAATCCGGGCAGCGTCACCCCCAAATTGAATGGCAACTGGGAACCTGAATATCAGGTAACGTTCCCGGACGGCAGTTTGAGTACATTGTCGCAGGAAGAAATCTGGCATGTGCGCATTTTCACGCTTGACGGGTTAAACGGTCTCAGTCCAATTGCTTACGCTCGGCAGGCGATCGGGTTAGGGATGGCGACCGAGGAACACGGTTCCCGCTTGTTCAGCAACGGCGCGGTAACCAGTGGTGTATTGCAAACGGATCAATACCTGAAGGATGAGGCATATCACCGCCTGAAAAAAGATTTTGAGGAGCGTCATCAGGGGCTGGCGAACTCACACAAGCCGATGATCCTGGAAATGGGGCTTAAGTGGAATCAAATTAGTCTGTCAGCCGAAGATGCCCAATTTTTGGAAACCCGAAAATTCCAGTTAGAGGAAATTTGCCGCATTTTTCGTGTACCGATGCACATGGTGCAAAACACGGACCGGGCAACTTTCAGTAACGTAGAAAACCTGGGGATGGGGTTTATCAATTATTCGTTAGTCCCGTATCTCATTCGCATTGAGCAGCGGATTAATGTGGGACTGGTGAAACCCGATAAGCAGGGCCGATTTTATGCCAAGTTCAATGCCGGCGCATTGCTACGCGGGGATATGAAATCCCGCTTTGAATCTTATGCGACGGGGATCAACTGGGGAATTCTGTCCCCCAACGAATGCCGGGAACTGGAAGAGCGCAACCCACGCGACGGGGGCGATATCTATTTAACCCCGATGAATATGACCACAGGACCGCGTGACAAACCCAAACCCCAGGAAAATTCAAATGATGACGAAACAACGGCTTGACGTGCCGTTAAAACTGAAATCGGTCAGCGACAGCGGTGAGTTTGAGGGATATGGCTCGGTGTTCGGTGTCAAAGACAGCTATGACGATATCGTATTACCGGGTGCCTTTGAAAACTCCTTGAAGCAATGGCGTGACAGGGGGGCTTTACCTGCCTTGCTCTGGCAGCACCGAATGGACGAACCCATCGGTATCTATACCGACATGAAAGAAGATGGGGTGGGGTTATATCTCAGGGGGCGGTTGCTCATTGATGATGACCCGCTGGCAAAACGGGCTCACGCGCACATGAAGGCTGGATCACTCTCCGGCCTTTCTATTGGTTACATCCTGAAAGATTGGGAACACGACAGAACACAAGAGGCGTTTCTCCTGAAAGAAATCGATCTGTGGGAGGTCAGCCTGGTCACTTTCCCGGCCAATGATGAGGCGCGTGTCGGCAATGTTAAATCCGTCTTTGCCCGTGGCGAAATCCCCACACCTAAAAGTATTGAGCGAGTCCTGCGCGACGTTGGGCTCTCACGCTCCCAAGCCAAAGCATTCATGGCTGAGGGGTATGGCGCATTGTCTCAGCGTGATGCTGATGGTGACGTGTCTGTATTGAATGCATTGAAATCATTGAAATTTTAACGGAGTCCCATCATGGCGATTGAAAAGAAAGATGTTGAAGAAGTCGCGCAGGAACTGCAAAAGCGTTTTGACGAGTTCAAAGCGAAAAACGATAAGCGTATTGAGGCCATTGAAGCCGAAAAAGGGAAGTTGTTCGGGCAGGTGGACACATTGAACGGCAAGTTGACCGAGCTTGAATCACTGAAAGCGGATCTTGAAAAAGAGCTGGCCGCCGTAAAACGGCCGGGTGGCGGATCTGGGACTAAAGCGGTGACAGAACATAAGGCGGCTTTTGCTCAATTTATCCGCAAAGGTAAAGAGGACGGGCTGGCCGAACTGGAAAGTAAAGCCATGCAGACCACAACTGATCCCGATGGTGGCTATGCGGTACCGGAAGAGTTGGACCGCAACATCATCAACGCATTGAAAGATGAAGTCGTGATGCGGACAGAGTGCAATGTAGTCCCAATTGGCACACCAGAATATAAGAGACTGGTCAATAAGGGTGGCACAACCAGCGGCTGGGTGGGTGAAACCGATAAGCGGACGGAAACAGCCACCCCCAAACTGGGGACTATCGACCCTGTGTGGGGAGAAATTTACGGTAACCCGGCAGCGACTCAGCGTATGCTGGATGATGCTTTCTTTGATGTGGAAACGTTTATCACCAGTGAATTGGCGCAGGAGTTTGCGGAGCAGGAAGAAGCGGCGTTTACGAACGGGGATGGTGTCAAGAAGCCCAAAGGGTTACTGGCGTTCGGCTCTGATGATAAAGCAGACAAAGACCGCGAATGGGGGACACTACAACACCTGGTGTTGAAGAAAGCGACCGAGGTGACGGCGGATGAAGTGATGCAACTGATTTATACTCTGCGCAAACCGTATCGCAATGGGGCTAGGTTCATGATGAATAACAAACTGTTGTTTGCTGTGCGCACCTTAAAAGACAGTCAGGGTAACTATATCTGGCAGCCAGGTTTGCAGTTAGGCCAGCCTTCCGCGTTGCTGGGCTACGGTATTGCGGAAAATGAGCAGTTTGCAGATCTTGAGGCGGGAGCGGTGCCGATTGCCTTCGGTAATTTCAAACGCTGCTACACCATTCTGGACCGTATCGGTGTGCGTATGCTGCGTGATCCGTACACTAACAAGCCGTTTGTTCAGTTTTATACCACAAAACGTGTTGGCTCCATGCTGGTGGACAGTAACGCAGTGAAACTGCTGAAAGCGGCGGACGGTGGTAAGTAACCTTTGGGCGGCTAGCGTGCCGCCTTTTTGTCGAGGTTGGTATGGTACCGACAATTGAAGAATTACGGGCGCAATGCCGTATTGATACAGATGAAGAAGATAACTTGCTGACAACGTATGCAAAAGCCGCCCGTCAACGCGCCGAGAATTTTATTAACCGGCTACTTTTTGATGACCGGGTGCCTGATGACGTTAGCGAAGGGCTGATTATCACGGACGATATTAAATTAGCGATCATGCTGGCAGTCGGGTTCTGGTATGAAAACCGGGAGCCCAAAGCGTTACCGCCTGGGTTCAAAAATTTATTAGAACCTTACCGGTTTATCCCATTATAAGGGGAAAATATGATTGAAACAGGCAAGCTGCGTTTTCGTGTCGGTTTGTATCGTGTCACAACAATACGTGATCCGAAAACCGGGTCAGAAAAGACGGTTTCTGAGTTAGTTGCTACCGTTTGGTCGGGCATCGAACCGATATCTAATCGAAAAATCAGGACACTGGATCAACAACAGGTTGTTGAAACGCTGCTGTTTACTCTGCGTCCGCGCAATGATGTCGATATCGACTGGCAGATAAATTGGAAAGACCGCGTATTTACTGTTCGTGCCGCAGATCGCACAAAACGGGACCGACTGTTAATTACAGCAGAGGCGGATGCGCGGCATGATCGAATATGACATTAAAGCCTCGCTGGAAGCCATCACCGGATTACCCGCTTATCCTTTGCTGCTTCCCGACAACCTTCAAGAGGGGGTGACATACCAACGGATTAGCGATCCGAAATTTGACACCGGTCTTGCTATTACTTCACTGGTAAACGCCCGATTTCAGATAGCGATTTACCTCATTGATGATTATGCCCGTCTGCTTGAACTGGATAGGGCTGTCAAAAAAGTTTGGGAAAATATCACTCATGGCCATATCGGGCACTATCCCGTTCAAACCGTTACAAGAGGGGTTTTGCATCAGGATAAAACTGAGTTAACAAAAGGCCGGGTGCAATACCGTATGACAAGGGATTTCATTATCTGCTATTCGGAGGATGCGCATGATTAGAGTGGAAGTTAAGGGACTGGCAGAACTGGGGCGAAAACTCCAGGCACTAGACACTGAACTACAGACCAAAATTCTACGTTCAGCAGGTAAAGCCGCAATGGAAGTCGTAAAGGAAGATATGCAACAACATGCCGGGTATGACAAAAACAGCCCCGGTCCCCACATGCGGGATGATATTAAAATCCGCAGCAGTCGGGCTAAAAAATATCAGGGGGTGATGATCACTGTTGGTCCAACTAAAAAACACCATATGAAAGCATTGGCACAAGAGATGGGGACGATCAAACAGGTGCCGAACCCGTTTATCCGGCCAGCCTTGGACTACAACAAATCCGCCGTATTAAAAACGCTGGCGGCAGAAATCCGCGACGCTTTAAGTCATTATAGTAAATAATTGGAGTAATCATTATGACTGATAAATCTTCACCAGAGTATGCCATGTTACCCGCGGGCACTGTCGTAAAATTTGGCAAACCCGGCGAAACCGTTGATGTCATGAAATCACTCGTCAACTGCAAGGCTCTGGGGGCAACGGGTTTGACGGGCAGCTTTATTGATGTCACAACGCTCATTGATAAGAATAAGCAATTTATTTCTGATATGCCCGAAGGACCTGAGAAAACCCTCGGTTTCATTGATGATCCTGAAAACGTCGATTTCACAAACTTTCTGAATGCGGCGCAGAATCGCGAAACAGTGCAATTCTATATTGCCTTACCCAATAAACGGACCGCTACAATGATCCTGGCATTGTCTGGTTGGGAAATGAGCGAAATTACCGCTCCCGCAAGTGAAGTGATTCAGATCACCGTTAAGGGTAAACAGAACAATTTAACCTGGGGTGTCGCTGCGACAACAAAACCCACCGCAATCGGAGGTAGTAAATAATGAAAAGTTTGAAAGCCGCCTTATTAACCCCTCGTCCACATATCAAAGCGGTGGAGATATTTGGTACCAAAGTCAACCTGCGTCGCATGACGGCATCAGAATTGATGATATTGGAGGAGAAAGTAGAGAAGCTGAGTGAAGCCGGTAACGGTCGTGAAGCCTCTTTGCTTAACGTCCAAATTGTGTTGGATTGTCTCGTTGATGATAAGGGACAGGTAATTAATCAGGCGGATTTACCCACCGCGTCAGAATTAATGGATGTCCATGACAACGCCACGATTATTGAAGCTATCAACATTGTGAAGCGCCACAGTATCGGCACCCTGGAAGACGCGGAAAAAAACTAACTAAATCGCCGCTGCTGCATTTTGCGTTTGTCCTTGCTGAGCAGCTCGGCGAGATAGATCCCTATAAAATCCTGTCCTTACCAGTCTCAACGCTTAATGAGTGGCAAGCGTATTATCGTCTCAAAAATCGACGTGATGAGCGGCATGATACATACCAGCCTGCCACTGCCACGCCGATATCATGCGGTACCATTCAAGAACAGTGTGACGCTGTCGTTAAATTGTTGAGTTAATTTATGTCAAATTTAGCAACGCTATCTGTCGGGCTGCTGGTGAATGCAGTCTCTTTTAAGTCTGCCATCTCTGACGCTTATCGTTATGCCGGGCAAGAGTCCGATCGTTTTTCTCGACGAGCGAGCGAAGGAGTGAAAAAGACGGAGCAGTCTTATCATTCCCTCGGTTCGGCGATTAAATCAGTGTCGGGCCAGCTGGCATTATTGGCAGGAACGGGTTTTTCTTTGGGCGTTGTTATTAACACGACACGTCAATACAGCCAGGCGCTGTCAGATTTGTCCGCTATCACCGGGGCAACAGGAGAGCAATTAAAAGCGTTTGACAAAGCAGCTCAGCAGATGGGGCGTACTACGGAATATACCGCCAGCCAGGCAGCAACAGCGCTGAAACTGATGGCCTCCGCCAAACCCGAACTGATGAAAACCAGTGACGGGTTGATTAAGGCAACAAATTCAGCGTTGATTTTGGCGCAGGCTGGCGGCACGACTTTACCGGACGCAACCCGAACGTTAGCACTCTCGTTGAACCAGTTCGGTGCATCAGCGGCCGAAGCGGATCGCTATATCAACGTGCTGGCCGCCGGTGCAAAATACGGTTCATCTGAAATTACCAATACTGCTGCGGCAATCAAAAACGGGGGCGTGGCCGCAGCACAAGCGCGGGTTTCGTTTGAAGAGCTGAATGCGGCTATTCAAGTGTTGGCAGAGCGTGAAGTAAAAGCCGGCGAAGCGGGTACCGCATTGCGCAACGTTATTCTGATGCTGGAAAGAGGGGGTGATAAAACCCTGAAACCGTCAGTCGTCGGGTTATCTGTTGCACTGGAGAACCTTGGCAAAAAAAGCCTGTCAACCACTTCAATGGTCAAAATGTTTGGCCTGGAGAACGTCAACGCCGCCACAATTCTGACTAAAAATGTTGATAAGCTGAATGAATTAAAAACCGCGTTAACTGGAACAAATACAGCATTTGAACAAGCCAAAACCCGGACTGATAACCTAAACGGTGATCTGCTGTCACTCACCAGTGCCTTTGAAGGCATGATTATTCAAATCGGTCAAAGTGCTGATGGTCCGTTAAGAACGGGTATTCAGGCGGTTACCGGTGGCGTGAATACGCTGACGGACAATTTTAGCACATTAGCCAATGTGGCGGCTTATGCGGTGCTGCCGGTGATCGGTGGCAGGTTGACCAGCAGCTTACAAGCACAAGCAAAGGAATGGTATCAACTGGAAAGTGCTTCACGATCTGCCGCGCGACAACAGGCAGAAACGGCAAAACGCGCTATTGATGAAGCCAATGCGACAATCAAATTAACTGAGGTCCAAGGCAAATACATTCGGCAACAAGAGCTAGAAAACCCCCGGCACGGTGTTTATGTTAATTATGCTAAGGAAAAGAGCGCCTTAATCAGGCAGGAAACGGAGGCGCTCGCAAAATTAGACAATGCGACACAAAAACTGGCTCAGGCTAACCGTAAATTGTCATTTTCGACTCGTGCGTGGTCAGCGTCATTGAGTGTTGCCCGCGGTGCGCTGTCATTGATTGGCGGTCCTCTTGGTGCGGCTATGCTGGCCGGTTCTGCTATCTACTATCTTCATCAGCAGCAGGAACAGGCTAAGCAATCGGCTATTGAGCTCGGAAGAAGCACCGATCAACTGATTGATTCTCTGCGCACCATGAACAATCTGGAGGTCAATAAACGTCTCTTTGATACCCAGGACGACATTGTTAAGCAAAAAGAGGCGATAGAGGAGCAGAAAAAACTCGTCGAAGCACGGCGACAAGTGATGTTGAGCTGGCAAACCGTGTCTAAAGGCCGTGTTAAAGCCCCGTTTGCGCCGGATGCGACTAAAAAAGCCGCGGAAGCCACGCGTATCTATAAAAACGAAGTGAATAATCTGGGGTTAATGCAGGAAGGGTTAAGCAAAAAGCAAAGTGATATCAATCTGTTGCAAGCGCGTCATGCGGGGTTATTGCGGGATAATTACGTCGAGATAGTCAATATCACGGATACATTGCCGTTAATGACTGCCGCGGGTTCGGAATTCAACCGGATATTATCGACAGGGAATAAATTATTACAGGAACGGCAAGAGTTGTCTGTGGCTATTCCGTTAGCATTGCCCGCCAGCACGGAAACGCAGGCAGAACTGAACAGACTGCAACAACAGATCGAATTGGAGAAGTTGCAGGGGGTTGAACGGGCCATGCTGGCCGCTGAACAGCGGGTGAAAAATCAGGATAAGTCTGACAGAGAGCGGGTCCGTAACAAAGCCGCCGAGCTTTATCGCCTGCAACAGGCTAATAAAGAAAAAGGCAACAAAGGGAAAGAAGATAAAACCGAACTCAATCACTATCAGCAGTTACGCCGGGAAATTGAGTCCGCTCACACAACGAGTCTGCAACGTATTATTCAGAGTGAACAGGAAACGCTTAAAAAACTCAATGAGTTAGATAAATCGGGTGTCGCCTCTCATGCAGAAGTGCAACACTTAAAGCTGTTGAATGCTGAAAATCACGAAAAACAACGGCTGGATTTAGCCGAAAAATACGCCCCTGTAAAAGCCCTGGTTCGTCATGAGCAGGAGGCCAATGCAGAGCTGAAATCACTTTATGATGCCCGTTTATTGACAGAACAAGAGTATCTCTCGGCGAGTAAGACATTGTATCAGGATTCTACAAAGCAGAAACTCGCAGAACAGGCAAAACAATACACCGCGCCGCGTATTGATATGGCGGGAGAGGTTGATCCGGTTGTTCAGCTTAAAAATCAGCTGGCAGAACAGCAGGCACTGTATGACGCTTATTATCAAAACGGCATCATTAGCAAGGAACGCTATGAGCAGCTGGTCACTGCGGCAACGAATAAATCAAAGGGATCACAACTCACCGCAGCAAAAGAGTTGTATGCAAGCCAGGGAAACTTTCAGAAAATGCAGATGAATCTGTTAGATACGGTTGAGCAGCGAACCGGCAATGCACTCACAGGGATGCTCATGGGAACCAAGAGTTTCTCTGACTCGCTGAAAGAACTTACCGCCTCTCTTGCTCAATCCATCATCCAAGATCTGATTCGTATTGCCATGCAGGCCATGATAACCAATGCGGTATCGGGGTTATTTGGGGGATTTTCTGGTGGCGGGGCCGCTGCTTCATCGGCGGGAGCATCGTCAGCCGGTACCGGTGCAATGGGAATGTCAACAAGCTGGAAAAGTTATGTGCCTAATGCGAAAGGGGGGATTTACAACTCTCCGAGCCTGAGCGCTTATAGCGGGCAAATTGTTAGCAACCCGACACTGTTTGCATTCGCCAAAGGCGCGACGGGGTTAATGGGCGAGGCCGGACCAGAGGCCATTTTACCGTTAAAACGTGGACCGGATGGGGCGCTAGGCGTTAGAGCATCCAGTTCTAACGCACCAGCGGTCAGCGCTGCCCCGCAGGTCTATATCACCATCAATAATGAACAGACGGAGTCACAAACTTCCTCCGGATGGGAGCAGTTTGGTAGTTCAATTGGTCAGTTTGTTGATGGCCGGTACCGTGAGTTGCGCGATAGAGATCTGCGCCCGGGCGGTCCATTGTGGAGAAGATAAGTGATTGAAACATTTAACTGGAACCCCCGAACCAGCGCTTCTTCTGACGTAAATTTTCGCATTAGAAAGGCTCAGTTTGGGGATGGTTATACTCAAGTGGCCGGTGATGGCATTAATCCGCGGAGCCAAAAATGGGAATTGTCATTTGTGGGCAATGAGGCCTATATCCGGGCAATTATGGACTTCCTTGATCGCCACGGCGGGTACAAATCGTTTCAATGGACCCCATCACTGGCTAATGCCGGGCTTTATCGTTGTGACGCGTATAAGCAGATAGCATTGGGCGGCGGGAATTACTCACTGTCTGCCAGTTTCGCGCAAGCTTACCACCCATAGGAGAAATGTAATGATAAATGCGGATGTTCAAAAACTGGAACCGGGCAATACGATTCGATTGTATGAAGTGGATGGTACCGCATTTGGTGCCGATGTTTTACGGTTCCACAGTGACACCCTTCCTTATACAGCACAAGAGTTAGCAACAGCGGGCGGTAATGCGGCTAAGTTACCGAAGAAAACGATTTGGTGGCAGGGGAAAGAGTACGGACCGTGGCCGGTTAATATTGAGGGCTTAGATATGTCAAGTGATGGGCAGTCCGCGCGTCCCAAATTAACCGTTGCTAATATTAACGGGTTAATCACAGCGCTATGCCTGAGATTTGATGACCTGGTTCAGGCAAAAGTCACGATTCATGATACTTTCGTCCACTACCTTGATGTAAAAAACTTTCCAAACGGAAATCCAGCAGCCGATCCCGAACAAGAAAGGGTTCAGGTCTTCTATATTGATAGAAAAGAATCCGAAGATGACGAAGCGGTAAAGTTTGAGCTTGCTAGCCCTGCTGACTTGCAAGGATTGAAAATCCCGACCCGCCAGATACATTCTATTTGTACCTGGTGCGCTCGTGGTTGGTACCGGACTGGAAAAGGCTGTGATTATGCCGGTACCCGTTATTTTGATGAGAACGATAACCCAGTGGATGATCCGAGTAAGGATAAGTGTTCTGGGCTGTTGCCGGCGTGTCAATCTCGCTTTGAGAAAGATGAGCCATTACCGTTCGGCGGCTTTCCGGGATCTGCATTAATCAGGCGCTGACCATGCGTGAGAGTACATTAAAAGCAATCATGACTCATGCCGAATCAGAATATCCGAAAGAGTGTTGTGGGGTTATTGCACAGAAAGGCCGGGTGGAAAGATATTTTCCGTGCTGTAATCTGGCCGATGATCCGACAGAACACTTTTATCTTAACCCGGTTGACTATGTAGCGGCTGAGGATTGGGGAACAATAACCGCTATTGTGCATAGTCACCCGGACGCGACAACACAACCCAGTGAATTGGATAAAGCTCAGTGTGATGCAACCGAATTACCCTGGATCATTGTCAGTTGGCCGGAAGGCGATTTGCGAACTATCTACCCGCGTGGGGATCTTCCTTTAATCGGTCGTCCTTTTGTATTAGGCCATACGGATTGTTGGGGGCTGATCATGAGCTACTTTAAACAGGAACACAGTATTGAACTGAATGATTATAGAGTGGATTACTGCTGGTGGGAAAATGGCAATGAAAACCGCTACTTAGATAACTGGTATGAGTGCGGATTTCGCGAGTTCAGCGACGCACCTAGACCCGGTGACATGGTGATCATGCAAGTTTCTGCACCGGTGGCGAACCATGCGGGAATTCTTCTGTCTGATAATATGTTACTGCATCATATGTACGGACAACTGAGTCAGCGCGTGCCATATGGTGGTTATTGGAAAGAAAGGACTGTGAAGGTATTACGTCACAAAAATTTATTTTAAGTAACATCACGAGTTGTTTATAAACCACATTAAGTGGGAAGATGTTACATTAACCACTCCTTGACACCAGGATAGTGATATGAGATCTACTGATTGTAAGATATTGTAGAACCTAACTACGTAAGGATAAACCCAATGTATAAGATATTTATTGCCCTATCTGTGAGCGCCTTGTTATCAGGATGTGCGCCAAGTTCTGAAAGAGCAAAACAACAAGATGAGATAAATAAAACTATTCCCATATGTAAATCTGATAAACAATGTGAGGCTGCATGGTCTGGAGCTAGGCAATGGGTGAATCAGAATTGTGGGATGAAAATACAAACCTATAGCAACGACTATATTGAAACCTACAACTCAATAGGTAGCTCACCAAAAACAGCATGCCAAGTTAATAAATTACTCTCTCCTGACGGATTAATCGGAATACAGATAATGATTTCATGTGCAAATATGTTCGGTTGCGTACCTGATCAGTATGAGTCTGTTATTAAATTTAATAAAGATATTAACGAATACATTGAGAAATTTAGTCCAGCAATGATAGGTGTGTTATGGGGAATGGCAGATAGAAATGGTAATTTAGCAAAATCTGCCGCTGAGTCTTCGGGGCTGTTTATTAAAAGTATTTCATCTGGAGGGCTTGCGGAAAAAAATGGCCTCCAAGTAAAAGATATAGTTACTCGCATAGGTAGCAAAAGGATTATTAAATTAAGTGATTATGGAAATGTAATGGGTCAATACGCTGCTGGCGATAAAGTTGATTTTACTATTTTGAGGAATGGTAAGGAAGTAAATATACCATTCACGCTATAAATACAGACCTGTTCCGGTAGTTTTTTATATAGAGAACGATCTATGGCTTTTATTGATGTACCAATGAGAACAGTACGAATGCATGGACCGCTAATTAAGTACTTTGGAAAAGAATTTAAATATAAAGCACTGGACGCGAAGAAAGCAATTAATGCTATGAGATGCCTGCTGCCGGGTTTTGAGAAATACATGATGGAGGCTCATAAAAAAGGGCTGACATTTGCGATTTTTGTTGGCGGTAAAAATATCAACAAAGATGAGCTTGATATGACAAAAGGCGCTGATGATATCCATATTTTACCGGTTATCATCGGCAGCAAGCGCGCAGGGCTTTTTCAAACAATACTTGGGGTTGCACTTATCGGTGCCGCAATGTTAACTGGGCCTGCGGGGTGGGCGGCATTTGGTGCCACTGGTACATGGGGCGGGGCTTTGGCTATGGTAGGCGCATCAATGGCCTTAGGTGGTGTTGTTCAAATGTTATCGCCACAAATGCCGGGTTTACGCATGCGTGAGTCACCAGATAACAAACCCTCTTATGCATTTGGTGGGCCAGTTAACACGACAGCCCAGGGTAATCCGGTTGCCGTACTGTACGGAACGCGCGAAATTGGTGGAGCAATCATTTCCGCTGGGATTTATACCGAAGATCAGCAGTAAATCGCAAGCTAGGGATAGCTTAAATAATCCCCTTTTCTTACATTATTGTGTGGGTTATTATTAACCAGTAGCAAACAATGAGGGGGTGTTATGAACAACACAGTTTACAAAGCACATTTTGGTGACCAGCAAATTAATTTTGTTGTGAAGGTCACTCATGATGACGTATGGATTGCTGAATGTGATGAGCTTGGCCTTGTTACGGAAGCTAAGTCATACGATGAATTGACAGAGCGAGTGTGGGAGATAGCTCCCGAACTATACGAGCTGAATGGGCTTGGTAATTATCCCGATGGGATGAGGATTAGTTTCGTTCAGGAACAATCTTATGATTCAAGGATAGCACTGTAGCTTATGGGTTCAGGACTTTATCCGCAATTGCGTGAGCTACTTCTTGCTAATGGCTGCCACTTCGTAAGGCAAGGTAAGGGCAGTCATGAAATATGGCGTAGCGATATCTCAAACAAAAATTTCAGTGTTCCATATACCATAGTTTCTAAGCATACAGCTAACGCCATTCTTAGGCAGGCCGGGATTAACCTGAAAATATAGCCCCGTATGGGCTTTTTATGTACACACGCCGCTTAACTGCGGTTTTTTTATGGGTGAAATATGGCAGCAATCAAAGGCCGCAAAGGTGGAGGTGGTAAGCAACGCACTCCGATTGAATCCCCGGACAGTATTCAGTCGATATCCAAAGCTAAGATGTTATTGGCATTAGGTGAGGGTGAATTTGCTGGTGGGCTGGATGGTACCAACATTTATCTGAACGATACCCCTATAGCAAATGCTGATGGAAGTTTGAACGCCTCAGGCGTTAAATGGGAATTTCGTTCAGGTACCCAAGCTCAGGAATACATTCAGGGAATACCCGCCGCTGAAAATGAAATCCGTATTGGTACGGAACTGAAAAGCGATCATCCATTCGTTCGTGCTGTTTCGAATACCAAGTTGTCCGCTGTCAGATTACGCTTTGGGTGGCCACAGTTACAACATCAAAAAGACAATGGGGATACTGTGGGTTACCGTATTGAATACGCTATTGATGTTGCTACCGATGGCGGGGCTTATAAAGAAGCTTTAAAAGCCGCTGTTGATGGTAAGACAACAACACTTTATGAACGTTCTTATCGCATAGATTTACCCAAGGCAACTACTGGCTGGCAAATCCGTGTACGACGGCTGACGCCGAACAGTAGTGGCAATAGAATTGCCGATAAAATGTTTGTCCAAGCGATCACAGAAGTTATCGACGCAAAACTCAGGTATCCCAACACCGCTTTGCTTTACATCGAGTTTGATTCAAAGCAATTCCCTGATATTCCCAAAATTAGCTGTAAGCCAAAAGGCCGCATTATCCGCGTACCTTCTAACTATGATCCCGTTAATCGCACGTATTCAGGGATATGGGACGGTACGTTTAAGTGGGCGCATTCAGATAACCCGGCTTGGATTTTCTATGATCTTATCTTGTCGGATATGTTCGGCCTGGGAAACAGAATCAACTCAACCCTGGTCAGCGAAGCAGAACTTTATCGTATTGCGCAATATTGCGATCAACTAGTGCCGGATGGCCGGGGTGGTGACGGGAAAGAACCGCGCTTTACATGCAACGTTTATATTCAGTCTCGCAATGATGCGTGGACAGTACTAACGGATCTCGCGGCTATATTCCGCGGAATGACGTACTGGGGGCAAAGCCAGCTTGTTGCATTAGCTGATATGCCCCGTGACATGGACTATATCTTTAACCAGGCCAGCGTCATTAATGGTAAATTTTCATATACATCAGCAAGCGAACGAACCCGATATACAACTGCAATGGTGAGCTATTCAGATCCGGATAATCACTATACTGATGCTATTGAGCCGGTTTTCGAAAATGCGCTGGTGCGTCGCTACGGTATCAATCAGACTGAAATTACGGCAATTGGCTGTACACGGCAGAGTGAAGCTAACCGGCGTGGACGATGGATTTTATTGACCAACAGCGAAGATGACGCTATATCGTTTAGCGTTGGTTTAGAAGGACAAATCCCACTGCCGGGCCATATTATCGGTGTTGCTAATAGAAATCGTGCCGGCAGAATAATTGGTGGCCGTATCAGTGTTGTGTCAGAACGCAACATTACGTTAGACAGAAAGCCAGACGCAAAAGAGGGAGATCGTCTGTTACTTAACTTGCCCTCCGGCAAATCAGAAGGCCGCACAATTCAGGCAGTGAACGGCAAGGTAATTACAGTAACAACAACCTACAGTGAAATACCCGCTGCTGAATCAGGATGGGCGATTGATGCTAATGATCTCTTTGTTCAGCAATTCAGAGTGACTGGTGTGCGTGATAAGGGTGATAACACATTTGAAATCAGCGCGGTTCATCATGACCCGGATAAATATGCCCGAATTGATACTGGCGCCCGGATTGACGAGCGTCCTATTTCTGTTATCCCGCCCGGTGTTCAGGCTCCACCGAAAAATGTATCCATCAGTTCTTACTCTGCCAAATACCAAGGGCTGGCTATCACGACAATGCGAGCAACGTGGGATGCTGTCGAAAATGCTATCGCTTATGAATCGGAATGGCGGAAAGACAACGGCAACTGGGTATCAGTTCCCCGAACTTCAACACAGAGCTTTGAAGTCCCAAACATCTATGCTGGACGCTATCAGGCACGTGTCCGGGCTATCAATGCATCTGATATTTCAAGTATCTGGGCCAATGCCCCTGAAACTCAGCTCAACGGAAAAGAGGGTAACCCTCCGGTACCGTTAAATTTCAGGACAACGCCCATCATTTTCGGTATTCAGATAGACTGGAACTTCGGTGAAGACACATCAGACACACAACATACTGAGATTCAGTACAGCAAAACAAATGACGGCAATGATTTGATGCTGTTGTCTGACGTTCCTTATCCTCAACGAACTTATACGATGCAGGGGCTAGCTGCGGGTGTGGCTTTCTACTTCCGCGCTCGTCTTGTCGATAAAACCGGTAATCAAAGCGCGTGGACTGATTTCATACGCGGCGAGTCGTCTTCAGATGCGAGTTGGATAATTGACGCTGCGGGCGATCAGTTCTTATCAACAGACGCCGGGAAAGCGCTTCAATCTCAGATTGATGATAATGCAGAGGCTGTGCTTGAAAATGCCACTGCAAGGGGAGCCGATACTAAGCGTTGGATGAAGGAGAGCGGAGACAGAAAAGCTGAGATTATCGAAGTACGCGAAGTACAAGTATCAGATCAGCAGTCACTTGCACGTTATCAGCAACAAGTGAAAGCTGAGTTTGAAAAACAAAAGGCAATGATTGAAACCAAGGCGACAACGGTTTTTGATCAGAAAGGCGACGGTTCAGCAACGTATACAGTAAAAGCGGGAGTTAACTATAACGGCCAGTATTACGGTGCCGGTATGGTTATTGGCGCTCAAGTTAAGAATGGAAAAGTAACAACAAATATCGGCTTTAATGCTGAAACATTCGGTGTTTTTAATCCATCAAACGGTAAGCTTGAATCTGTCTTCTTTATCAAGAATGGGCAAGTGTTCATTAAAGAAGCTTTTTTGGGTACTGCGGTGATTGATGGTGCCAAAATCAAAAATGGTTCTATCACGATGGCGAAAATCGGTGATGTTATCCAATCAGATAATTGGCCAGCTGGCGGCTGGCGGTTACCAAAAAATGGTGCATTTGAAATGCGAAGTTCATCAAGCGGTGCAAGAATTACTCTTGATAATACTGGCTTGGCTGTTTATGACGCAAGCAACATGCTTAGAGTGAAAGTTGGGAGAAGGCCATGAGTGACATGGGGATTTATGTTAATCCAACGGATGGTGGAAAGGGGTTTTTTTTATCTGATAATGATGCTCGTATCATTTCGTTTGTAACAAGATTAAGATTATCGCAATATGATCATGAATATCATTCTGCTTTAATTCAGCGTAAATTATCTTCGTTACCAGGTTATAAATTCATAATTATTCCAATACGGACCTCTTTATTAGGAAGAGCCGGCCCCTCGTATTCAATTCAGGAGCAACAGATTAATAACTTGAGAATAGAAGGCGACTATTTTAAATGTGAGATAAACTTATATTTAGATAGTCCAAGTTATTATCCTCATAGTAATAGAGAATTTATTGTGGATATTTATACTTATGCAGAAAGCTTTACGGGTGATTATGGTATATATTTAAAGGGAATGAATGGTGTTACAGAGATAACTGATAGCTCACGCCTTGGTTACTGTGTTTTTCGCAAGAAAGTGACGATTACTGGCGGGACAGAATGGTCATTACCGAGTAATATACCGAATAAAGATACTTGTTTAGTATTTGCAAGATGTGATGATCAAAACGTCATTATCAGTATGAATGAGAATAAGCAAATATGGTGCAATACAACTGCTGTTGTGTATATTGCTGTGTTTTCAAGTGGGTTTTCTCTGAAAGTACCGGACTACGGTATTTATATTCTTAATAAGCAAAATAATTATACTTATACATCAGAATATGTTCCATTTTTCATGGGGGAAACTTTTCGTATAGATCGGAGTGTGGGTAGAACTTTAATAAAAAAACCGATGTTTCAGATATCAGAACTACAATATCAATTCAGAAAAGATAAAGGGAATTATTATTTTATTGTAGCATCAGGTGTAAAATGTAACAGCAATGAAATTTCTATGGCTCATGGTAGAATTATAGGCAGAGAATATATTGATGCTTACAGTGCATCTACGCGTAAAATAAATATAAATATGTATGCTATTGACTGCGATAAATATTTTTAATTTTCAAATTTGCTAAGGATTAATCATGTCTTCATACAACACAGGCGCAATTTCAATTGCTGCCAACTCAGATATTGCGACTGGCACAAATACGAAGTGGAAAGATAATAAATTCGGTGTTGCTCCGGCTCAGACTATATTAATCAAGGTCGGGAATGCTTTTAAATTATCAGCAATTAAAAACGTTAATAATGATACCGAATTAGTCTTAATCGATAAATTTCCAGACGCGGTCTCTAATGCTACCTATTTTATTCAAACCTCTGTTCCTGATACGTATTCAGATGCAGCAAGAAAAGTTACAGCGCAATTGGGTTATACCGATGAGCTGTTATTCAACTTAAACAAATGGATGACAGAGAATGGAGTTGTGACTGTTACAACTCCGGAAGGTAAAACAATTCAGCTTAAGTCTATCAATGCACTTGCATCAGATATCAGCAACAGACTGACAAAAGACCAAAACGGGGCAGACATCCCTAATAAAAGTGAGTTTATAAAAAACCTCGGTTTGGCGGAAACGGTGAATCAAGCTAAGAATGCGGTGCCGGGCAGCCGGAAAGTGAACGGTAAGGCGTTGACCGGGGATATCAGTCTGAGTGCGGGGGATGTGGGGGCTTATACAAAGTCCGAAGGATCAGAGTTTATTCAGGCAAAACATATTAACTATGGAAACATCGTTGATTTTGCAACGTGGATAAAGGGCCTCCCAAAGGGCGGTCATTCGTTTAAATTTAGTAATAATGATCCTATTGACGGGGGTTATAATTACTCATGCGGCTACGTGACAAGACAAGATGACACATGGGCTGGATTCATTGCCTCATACAAGGGTGGAAAAATTACTTTTATCAGCGGCTTCGATGGCGGGAATCCAGGTATGAATAAAATGACACTCTGGAATGATTGGAATGCAAAACCCGACGCTAACGGCAATCTCAGAGTATCAAGCCCAGTTGTAGACATTCATCCAGACGGAACTTACGAGTTAACTAGCGAAGCGGAGGGAGTGACTGTTAAGCGGATAGAGACAGGGAAATATCGTATCAGCGGCTGCAACGGTTTTGCTAAAGATGGGGCATGGGGAATTCACGGTGGGACTATCGTCCCGGCAGACAGCAACGGGTTAAATCTGATTTGGGTTTATGAATCTGTAGATACATCCAGCGGCGAGATAACTATTGAATGCTATCATCGTCAAAATACAGACGCGCCGATATTTGCTCAAAATAAGCGCGTCAAAAGTGTTAACGGTGACGGGGACGTCATTTATTACAATGATGGTGAGCTATGCGACATTCCAGACGGGAGAGTAATTAATGTTCGCGTGCAAATGCCTGTCGCTGATGATCCTGCATCTCCCTCTGCTTGACGTTCCACGCTGAATCTTCTGGCATTTGGACCCGAACATCTAAACGGCAATGTTCGGGAATATCGCATGGCTCTCCGTCTTCATAGAACACACGCTCGTTACTCTCATCAATACACTTAAGCCGCCAGTTCTGAAACCGGGTGGGTAAATGCGAGTGCTGACGATGAAAGGTTTCAATGATAATAGCGCCGTCACTTTGCACTCTGTCATCGACAAAGATTAACTCTAAGCCGTTATTGTCTTTTGGTACTGAGATACCGCCGTGTACTCCCCAAGCCCCATCAGCGTTATAGCCCGAAATATTTGATATGCGATATACTCCGGTTTCTTCTTTTGTCACTGCCGCCCCTTCGGACTCTTCGTTAGTTGTGAATGTACCATCGGGGTAAATTTCTACTATAGGGGAGGATTGTTTAAGGAATCCGTTAGCGTCGGGTTTTGCGTTGAATGTTGACCAAATTGTGTACCACGGATTCCATTTATCATTATCACCATTTCGGGTTCTATAATATAAACCACCACCCCAATACACTGAATGAATCATCAAATCATAACCATTGAATGGGCCACAAAGTCTAATTCCCGTCCCGGTTAGCGGCGGGGAGTTCATTACTTCGCCGCTATAGCCGAAATACGTCGAGTTGGGTGGAACTTTATCAAAATCATCGAGTGTAGTGGCTGAGTTTTTCCCAACAACACCGCCATTTGTGCGAATCACATCATCAAGTGTTGCTAATGTTCCCGTTTTTGATGGGAAAATTAATTGCCACTGATTTTCTGATTTAGCATTCCGTTGAACAAAATATGCGCCGTTGCCGTTATTCATTTCTAATAGCAGGCTATTGCGATTTCTCTCGTCATTAAATTGTATCCCTGCGTAACCGCCCACGTGATATACATTAATACGACTTCTTGCAGATAAATCGCCTTGAACGCTCACATTCCCGTTCACGACACCGCCAGATTTTGAGTACGCCCCCTGAGCCAAATTGACCATTTCCACCAAACCGAGGTTTTTTATAAACTCACTACTGGCAACTATCTTTAATCAGATAGAGTCTTAAGCGTGTGCATAGTGTCAAAATCAGATTTATCCGTGCGTCAATTAATGACCAAAATGAATGTTTGGTGTGAAAAGTGGTGATGAGGTGAAATTGTGAGCGACCTGAGGTGTTGAAATAAATTGAAAGCCGAGTGACCGGGTTAAGGGTGTAAAATCAATTGCTATGCCCCATATCGGGTGCTGTTTCTGTTTGTACATATTTGTGTGCATATTTTTTATTTTGTGATTTATTTTAATTTAAGATATTGTTTTTATTGTTATATTTAATTTAAAAATCATTTTGGCGACGAATACCGCATTTTGACGATTGATTTGCCAGGGCATGGCGCTTCATCAAACGCAGTGGATCCTCGCCGGACTTATTCTATATCTGGTTATGCTCTCTGTATTATCGAAGTACTGGAAAAATTAGGCATCGATAAAGTTGCTGTTTTCGGATGGTCACTGGGGGGGCATATTGGGTTGGAAATGATCTCGCGATTCCCAGGGATTGTTGGATTGATGATTTGTGGCACGCCTCCGGTGAGTCCAGGCGCAGAGAATGTCAGCCTTGGATTTAAGCCAAGCCGATTCATGGCAATATCGGGTAAGGCTTCGCTAACTGAAGAGGAAATTACAGATTATACTCTGGCGCTGTATGGCAAAAACGCGCTTAGTGAACCATTTCTTAGAGCGGCAGTTGCACGGACTGATGGTTTAGCCCGGCAATATATGTCCGAAGCGTCTGTTTCACTAGATGTCATGGATCAACGATTGTTGGTTGAAACAAACCCAACTCCTCTGGCGATTGTTAATGGAGCAGAGGATTTATTTGTTAATATTGATTATATAAATGGAATAACCTACAAAAATCTCTGGACTGGCCGTGTTTATAATTTAGCCAATCTTGGGCATGGACCATTTTGGGAAGCGCCGGAGAGGTTTAATGTCATGATGGCGGGGTTTTTCTCCGATCTTCCCCTGAAGATTAAATAA